CTGCGACAGCCCTTCCTACCCAGGAAGGCTCCCCATTCGCCACTGCTGGCCCTACTAAGCAAAGGTACAGATTCATTTCTTTATCTCTGCACCTGCTACGAACCTCATTTCCTAGCCCGTTCCCGGAACTCAGGGAACTGAACCCTCTGCCAGAGGGACGGAGAAATGATTCTATCGGTGCCTCAATCGGGCATCGTGTTCTTAGCTCTTCGGGTAACACCGCAACAGCAACGAACGGTTAATCATACACGGAGACTTTGTAAGCCCACCGAAGTGGTTAACCCGGCGACGACAAGTAAAGTCGACCACCCTGTACTGGCTGGACCAGACACGTATATGAAAGGCGCCCCATCCTGGGCCCCGCGACGCCATTGCTGGCAAGGGCACCATGACTGCTCTGTTTGCTCAAGTCGGGCATGCAAGCCGTCTGAAAGCCTCCAGGGCACAAAGCCTCCCCAGATACCTCTCCGATTCATATTCAGTCGGAACCAAGTATGAAAGGGAGCGTCCATTCCCCGGAACGACGGGCGAGCGTAACTGTCCGACAAAAGACAGAGAGCTCCAAATAGGTATCTTACGATACCTATAACTCCGACGTAATTCACCAACGGATGGTGAAAATACGTCTCTCTTCCTTCCTCCATCTCTCCCCCAGATCCAAAAGAAGTCCATAAGAGCATCTTTTTCGTCTGGATCAGCAACTCCCATAACCCACTCCAACTGAGGATTACACTTTAGCTGGTCTAAAGTAGGGAGTTTGCTGAAAGTTCGAACTTTCCTCATAGTAGTCTCACGTCGCCAGGCGACACGACTTCTACGAGTAAGCTCAAGCTGGGAGGGAAGGAGTCCCCACTTACGCCCTATGCGTGACCTGACAAAGGCGTCAGTCCACACCACCGAATGACGGACCGCTGCTGCAGCATGCATCAGCCCGTCATAGGACGTAATAAACCCACCTCTCCTAAGGTGCTTGACCTCTTGCCAAGCACCCCCCCCCTTTCTTAGAAATGCCGTAGAGTTGACCTCTACGACATTCTCAGATCGAATTGTCTTTTGGTCATTCAGGCAATACCCAGAAGGGTATTGATGGGCCTGAACCGGAAGGTCGGCGGAGATGACACAGTCATCTCCGTTAACCAAAATTCGATGATCCCCGTAGCCTCTTACCGCCCAACGGGCGGCCAGATAACTATGGAGACAAAGAAGGGGGAAAGAGAGGTAGGATCCCATCATCTGTCCATGACGGACGATCTTCCCATCTACCACAGGGTGAAGGGATTCGTAAGCCAGCTTACGAACAGATCGCGGTAATTTGGTGGAACCAAAAAACAGCGAATCCAAGATCACTTCTGTCGCGCGGAGCGACAGACCGTCAGTAGCGTTGACCAAATCTACAGAGGTTTGGTAACGTCCAACACAGACAGATTCCATCTTTTCCGCTGTCGGGGGACCGACAAGGAGCCAATCTGTGGTCCTGGCAAGATGCTTATAAAGCATCTTGTGCAAAGGAGCCAAGATATCGTTCCACTCATCATAAATGAGGAGTGGGCGTACTTTCCCTGCGGAAAGTACCTCCTTGTATCTACCCTGAGGATACGGCAGTGCCGTTTCCTCAGTGCAGCTACGGCGGAACTCTTCCCTTCTACCGGCCCAAAGCCGATCGGCACGCTCGCGGTTAAACCGCGAGGTACTGTTAGGTAGATGGTTCTTGACGAAAGAATCATACTGTCTATCCCAACAAGAAGGAAAGAGACGAGTAACTTCAGCCTTAATAAAGGCTAAATACTCGGAAGATGGGGGAGGAGGGGAAGAAAAGGCGTTCGATTCCCATTTCGAACGCCCGGAGGGCACGTGGAGCCGGCAACCCGATGGCAGGTTGCGTTTAATTGAATTCACGCTGTGAGCGAACTCCCAGCGTGAATGTCGACTCAGTCGCTTAAGGGTGACCAACCCTTCCTCGTCACGCCGGCCGTGAGCACGAGGAAAAGTCACAGAGGCACGTACCTTGCCCTGCAACAAAAGGTACTGGAGATAACTGCCAAGGCGATCTACATGAAGATCCGGTAATTCGACGTATGGAATTCCATACCGAATCCGAATGATCTGTAGACCGTTATGAACAGTCATCTTTGTGTCCTTGCTCGCCCTAGAGCAAGAAGAACACAGTGAGGCTTGTGTAACCACTGGTGGGTTTACACACAAGCTTGCGGTGCGCGTTGAGCGTGCGCCAGACATCAAAAGCCAGAAAAGGTCGTTTTGATGGGTTCCTTTATC